GGCGTATCGTAAGTTTCATTACCAGACTCATCCTCGGTAATTTTTGCATAGTACAATTTATCAAGACCAATTGTAGCCATAATCATTCCTCCAATTCATAAAATTTTGCCACATCAATGGCGTAATGATGGTACCCGGTGTCGTTTTCACGCTCGATGTACCTTCTGTCAGTTATGGTAAAATCCAAAGCCAGAAGACTGCGGACAATACCGTTTTTTATTTTGTTGTAGTTGCCCTTACAAAAGAGCGAGAGCCTTGCCTCCTGCACATCAAAACCTGGAGCATTGTCTGCATGTAGCTCGAAGGTATCTGTTAGCGGTACGATTACCACATAAGTTTCTGGTGCTGTACCTTCAAATACACCTGTTTCCACAGGAATGGAGAGGCCCTCAATCAGTGTTTTACATTCCGATAATATACTCAAAGCTTTTCCACCTCCGATTCAAAGGCCTGTTGCATGGCCTCAATGCATTGCTTCTTGGATGCAGATTTTGCGGGCTTCAAAAACGGTTTTGCTGGCTGTCCGCTTTTGCCATATTCGATGATATTAGCAAGCTGAGCATTACTGCCTCCGTCACGCCTCGGTTCGGAAAATCCAACCTTAATGTTGAAGTTTCCATTGCGGTCCATTTTTACTCCGGTACGACCAAGAGAGGCTTCCAGTTCTCCTGTGGATCTGGAATCATACTTGGTGCCGCTACCAATGACAGATGATAGATTACTTTTGGTTTTCTCAAGTACTACCTCGCCACCAGCTTCCAGCACCGTTTCTGCAATAGAGTCAAAGTTGCTTCCAAGGCAGGACATGCGCTCTAAAAATTCATCAGGCATTTTCACATCAACTCGTGCCACTGGAAACAACCTCCTTTGCTAAAACCTCCACATACATACCGCGTCCCTTTACATCCTCCACAGAAGTAATTTCGTACCTGCCATCCTCACACACCAGCACCATTGCTGTTGTAACCTTGACTTCTGGAATCACACGAAATCGAAATAAATCTGTGGCGTCGGTAAAGGTGCTGCGATTAGCCCATTTCTCACTGCCATGTCTACCTTCTCGGTAAGCTCTTACTGAGGCTACCACCACATCGGTAATGGTTGAAAAGCCCTCGTCATCTAAAACTTTTTGTTTTTCAACAAGATCAATAAAAGTATTCATCTTTCCAAAGCTCATATCACACCTTCCAATCTCGGTCCAGGCGAAGTAACAGATTTACTGTATTCCAGACCTGTTGTCCGGCCTGAACATTATCTGCAAAGAAACCGCCGGTGGAGCCATCTCTGGATTCATAAAAATGCGATGCCAGCATAATCACCGCCTGTTCTGTGGTGGCCGGCATCGTATTTTCTTTGTAATAGCCTTCGGAAATATGCTGATAGCTTTCCGCATAAGAAATGGCGGCAGTGATGAAATGCTCAAGCAATCCATCATCTGCCGAGTGTTCCAGAATCAGATTCTCTTTGACCTTACTTAAAAGCTCACTCATCACTGCCACCTCCCATTACTTAGGCGCCCATCTTAAGCACCTGAACTGCTTCAGGAAGTACCAACTTACCGTCTACACGTTCTTTAGCAACAAAGCCCACCATACCGTTACCGGCGTAAAGCTCACGAAGCTCTGCAAAAGAACGAGTACCACGATCACCAATGTTGTAGTAGCTGAAATCACCGAAGGCGATAACAGGCTTACCAGCGGCAACAGTAGGTACAAAAGGAGAAGTCAAAACGTCGTAACCGAACAGCTTACCAGGTTCACCGGCCTGGTTGGAAGGCTGCCAGAGATACTGCCCGTTTTCATCCTTAAGCTTTCTAATAACCGCAATCGTCTGATCGTTCATGATGAACTTCGCGCTCTTACGATAAGGGCGCTTAAGTGCATATACAAGATTGATGATTTCATCAGAGGTGATTTCTGTAGCACTTGCTGCAGTCACACCGATTTCCGCACCACCAGTTTCTGCAAAAATACCAAGAGGCTTACCGACACCGTCACCGTTAAGGAAGGCATCCTCTTCAGCGTTGGCCAGCGCCTTACCAAACTGCTTGATGATATAGTTTTCAAGCTGGAAGGCATTGTCGTACAAGAGCTCTTCGGTTACCTTTACTGCAACATGAAGCTTGTGGGCATCCAGATTAATCTGGCTGAAGGTAGCGTCACCAAAAGTAAGCTCTCCGCCTTCCTCAATCCATGCAGCTGCAGGCTTTGCACCGGCAATGTTAATCTTGTGCTGTCCGCTAGTAGTAATTACATTTGCAAGACCTCTGAAGATGTTTTCCTCAGTCAACACATCAATAAGGCGAGAGTCATATTCTTCCGGTACAAGGTAGCCACCGTTTTCATCGATACCCTCAGAAAGGACATCGTTAATAGTACGGAAGTTGGTACGAAGGGCCTTAAGCATACCTGCCTTATACGCATCAGAAGCGCGGCCAGTCTTTGCTTTACCTTCACCATTATCTTTGCCACCGTTCATAGGCTTGTGAGTGATAGGAGTGTTTACCGGCTTATTAAGCTCAGCATCCATCATTTCCATTGCCTGCATACGTTCAATTTCAGAAGTGTAATTCTGTACCTTCTGTTCCATTTCCGCATAGGTCTTTGCATCCTCAGCAGAAAGCAAACCGTCTTTATCACGCTTTGTTTCTACAAACGCCTTAGCTGCCTCCCATGCTTTGTTACGCTTTTCTCTAAGTTCTAAAATAGTCATAATAAATTACCTCCAATTTTTAATAAGATTGAGCCTATCCATAAGGGAGTCGGCTTTGATTTTTGTTTCTGCCTTTTCAGGCTTTGCTTTGATTTCACATTTAGCAGCCAGCTTATCCATTAAGGAATTCATCACCGCTGCATTGGAAAACATCATGCTGACCTGTGGTACAGGAATTTCATCTGTTACTGCGCTTCTTTGCATAATTTCATCTGCAAAGCCAAGCTCGATGGCCTTATTTGCATCCATCCAAGTTTCCGCATCCATAAGATGTGAAAGCTTAGTACGACTAAGACCGGTCTTGATTTCATAAGCATTTAAGATGGAATCCTTCACGCTGCCGAGCATTTCGATTGCCTTCTGCATTTCCGCAGAATTTCCATAAGCCACCGTCATCGGGTTATGGATCATCAGCATGGATACAGGGGATACAAGCACCTTTGTACCTGCCATCGCAATCACAGATGCAGCCGAGGCTGCAATGCCGTCAATCTTAACTGTTACATTTCCTTTGTAATCCATCAGCATGTTATAAATCTGCGCTGCTGCAATACAATCACCACCCGGAGAGTTAATCCAAACAGTGATATCTCCACTTCCGGCATTTAACTCTTCTTTGAATAGCTGCGGTGTGACATCATCATCGAACCAGCTTTCTTCGGCTATCGTGCCATTCAGAAACAGAGTCCTTTCCGTCGTCATCTCCTGCGTCTCCTGATTGGTTACCGTCTGATTCTTCCAGTTCCAGAACTTCTTCATTCTGTGTTTCCTCCTTTCCTGCGAAAATGCCCGCATCCTTGAGCTTTGTCATGTTTCCGTTGATAAGGTATAAGTCACCGCCTTCTTCAACAGGGATACGGTCTAAGTTCTCAAGCTCACGTATGTCGTTGGCGCTCATCCAGCCATTTTGTCTACCAATGGCGTAACCGTTCATACGGCTTTGATAATCACCACGAAGCAAACCATCTACGTTAAACTTGATAAAATAAGCAGCCTTCTCAGACTGTGAAACCAATGCACGAATCATTGATTGCTCCCACCTTACAAGCCAGGGCTCTAAGGTGTATTTCACAAATTCCAAGGACTGCTGCTCTATATTAGAAAAGCTCGACTTCTCAAGGTCACCCACCATGTGAGGAGGGACTCTGAAAATTCGAGCAATTTCATTGATTTGAAACTTACGTGTTTCTAAAAACTGTGCCTGCTCTGGTGAAATGGAGATAGGCGTATATTTCATGCCTTCTTCCAGAACAGCTACTTTATTTGCGTTGCCGCTGCCGCCAAAGGTGGACTGCCAGCTTTCACGCACTCTTTGTGGATCCTTAATGGTACCAGGATGCTCTAAGATACCTCCCGGCGTAGCACCGTTAGCAAAGAACTTAGCACCATATTCCTCACAGGCAATCGCCATGCCGATGGCGTTCTTTGCCATAGCAATTGGGCTGTAACCTACAAGCCCGTCAAATCCAAGCCCCGGAATATGAAGCACGTCGCTTGGACGAAGCAGCACAGCGGTATCTTTGCTTTTAATTGCTTCGTCATTACCTCGATAATAAATGTAATAAAGCTGCCCACTATCATCTCTATCCACTACCATTCGATTTGGCATTAGGGGATAAAGCGCAACGACCTCGCCTTTTCCATTACGAATAATCTGCGCGTAGGCGTTACCCCACAAAAGCAGATGTGTCATTAAGGTTTCCCTGAATACAAATGAAGTCATTTCAGGATTCGGCTCATCATGAAGCAAGGTATATAACGGATGGTCGATAGCTTTTTCTTTTCCGCCGGTATCCGTATAGCGATATACATGCAGCGGCAGGCCTGCTACTGCTTCTGCCAAAATACGCACACAGGAATATACTGCGGTCATCTGCATGGCAGAGCGCTCTGTCACGTTTTTGCCAGATGTGGAGCCTCCGAACAAGAAACGATATCCGCTTCCTGCAGTTGCATTGGTGGGCTTATCTCTCGCCTTAAATATACCAGATAAAATTCCCATAGGAATCACACTCCCTTCTATATGAACAGTATGCCGCGTTCATCATAAACGCTGGCGGTGTTATTGTTACCACAACGGATTGCACGATCCAGTCCCATAATCGTTGCCACAGCACCGTCGATTTTCTCTGTGGACTTTTCTTTGTCTGCTTTGATATTTCCGGCCGGATCAGTACGAATAAAAATGTTATCCATCATCCACCTGAGTACCGGATGGCCTCCATGTGCCAGCTTTCCCTCCAAGGTTAGTTTCATGAGCTCTTTGGTAGGTGGGGACATATCCTTAAATCCCTGACCAAACGGAACTACAGTAAAGCCCATACCTTCTAGGTTCTGGACCATTTGTACAGCGCCCCAACGGTCAAATGCAATTTCTCGGATATTGTATTTTTCACCCAGCTT